AATCGCCCCCACCCTCTCCGCGACCTCTTCCTCCAAGTCGGTTGCTGGTGATCTTTATGGTGGATCTACCAATGAGCGCTTCTATCCTCTCCGCTTCGCTTTCTGTGAGAATTGGCAGACCGCCCTTCCCCTTATTAGTCTTCAATACCACGACGTTGAGCTTCGTATCACATGGGGTACCGCCGCGGACACACATAAGTGGGATCTCTACGCAAATTATGCGTACCTCGATTCCACAGAGCGTGAAGTGTTCGCCGCTCAGCCCCAGAACATGTTAATTACACAGGTTCAAAAGGCGATCTCCTCGGGCTCTAAAATTCAAGAGCTCAACTTCAATCACCCAATTAAGTATTTAGCTTCTGCGGGTACAGATTTAAATACAGCCGCCGATGGTGGTGTTGCCATTCTCGGTGACAATAATAAACTCAAGCTTCAGATTAACGGTACAGATGTTTCTGATTTCAAATTTGCGAACCCTAACTACACTTCGGTTCCTCTCTTCTACCACACTTCCCATGGTAACTCTGGCCCTAAGACCAAGCTTTTCGTGTACCCATTCTGCCTTGACACTGGTAAGCTTCAGCCCACTGGTTCTCTGAATTTCTCCCGTCTTGATTCGGCGCGCATTGTTAACGATACTGCATCTGTAAACAAGGATATTTATGCCGTAAATTACAATGTTTTACGCATTGAAAATGGTATGGGTGGTCTTTTATATTCTAACTAATAGTAAATGTTTTGGAAGATTGTTTTTCTTCTTGCCATCGCTTTCGTTTTGACGTACGATCCTAAATCCAGGACACTTGAAAAATTTATCGGACAACCCACGCCTCCGACGGATAAATCATGTGAAAACGCGCACTACGAAGCCGTCCAGTTTGCTCAAGCATCCTATGAATGTCCACCCTCAGGGAAAACTAAAATGGGTGCAATTGCTTAAAAAGAAAAGCAACACATAGAATATAATGATTCCTGTTAACCGCGACACGATTATGTTGGTTGCAACTATTGTATGTGCTATCGGCATTATTTTCCTTTTTAAGGAGTTGAATAAGACCAAAGAAGAGTTGAATTCGTTTAAAACATTTTCAACCCAAGTTGTTAAACATCTCAACGCCCCAACGCAGGTAAAGATTGAAGAGGAGAAGGTTGAGGTCAAGGAGGAGGAGGAGAAGGTTGAGGAAAAGGTTGAGAAATAAACATATCAACTTATTATAACTTGCGAATGCGCAATGAAGAAATACAAGGCTATCGCGATACCGGTTAGTTTTAGTGATGGTAAACCTAAATTTCTAACTGTAAGGGATTGGAGATTTAAAGATTGGATTTTTGTAACTGGTGGATGTAGACGACGGGAGATTTTCAACCCTATTCGGTGTGCTCTCAGAGAACTTGAGGAGGAGACTAGGGGTGTAGTTTCTTTAAAGAGTGGAGAATACACCGAATATAAGTTTATTGTTAAAGAAAGTTCTACTATAGATCTAGAGTACAATGTATTTATTTTTTTCGTGAATTTTAACAAATCTGAGCAAAATACTCAGGTTCGTAAATTTTATGAAGAAAAACACAAAACACAAGTAAAGAAAAGTATGAAACAACCGATAAAGAAAACATACGATGAAAATGATTTTATGAGTTATGATACACTAGATGAATTTAATTCAAGGAACGTTGGAATCTAATTATTGATAACGTGATCAAAAACCCGGAATTTTACGCGTGTATAAGTTCTTTGAATAGAAAAACATTTAGTATAAAATAATGAAGTCCAAGGCTTACATTTTGAGGCAGATTTCGATTCTTCTTTCCACTAACCGGGGTTTATGTGAAGAAGAGATAAAGAGTTGGATTGAAGAAAATGAAACTAAAACAGTTTATGAACTTCTCACAATCAAGAAAGAATTATCACAGGGAAAAGAATTTCCCGATGTTTCCTGTATGAGGTGGTTTAGAGAGTAGATGCATAATTTAGATATGTTCAAAAGCTGGTGTAATCAACAAGGCTTTATGAAAAAAAGCTCCAATCCATCACATGTGCTTTTAGACGGGGGTAGCCTGTCAGTGCCATGTGATAGATTGAATGAATTTCATGATAAATATATAGAATCGGTCAGTCGCGGTGAACGTCTTTACGTGGTTGAACAGAAGACGGAAACTTACAATTTTTTTGTGGATATCGATTACAAGGACAAGGAAACTTTGGAAATAGATGAAATTTGGAAAATTTGTAAAGTCATTTGTGACAAAGTGAAACGTCATGGTGGTAAAGATTGTTTAATCTCAGTGGCACAACCCAAAATGTGCGGAGAACTTATAAAAACCGGGGTTCATATGAATTGGCCGGGATTTGTCGTGGATCAGGGTTCCGCTATTGCACTCAGGGAGCACATCCTGATTGCACTCTCAAAAGCTAAAGGAGGTGTTACAAATTGGAATGACATTATTGATGTTGCTGTGTATGGCGATCTCCATAGGAAAACGAAAGGGAGTGGGTTCCGTTTGCCTTGGTCATATAAAAAGGCGAAACATGTAGCATGTCAGGGAAGGGGATGTTCAGAGTGTGATAAGGGGAAAATTGACCAACTCGCATATCTACCCATTTTCGTATATAAACCGGGACCACCATTTAGTACTATCTTGAGAATTAACCCAGAACCAACCATTGAAACATTAAAAATGGCAATCGTTCGATCATATGAACCACAGATGGTTCATGTGAATTCACCTTCTAAACCTTTACAACAGGAAGGTTCTTTCACTCAAGAACAGATCAAAGATGAGATTCATGATAACGAGCTTAAGACTAGTATTGAAAGTTTTATTCGTAAAAATCTAGAAGGGCAGAGTCGGGCATATGTTCCAAAGATCTTCAAGAAGAAGGATACATATCTAGTTAGTACAACTTCCAAGTATTGTGAGAATATAAAGCGAGAGCATGGTTCAAATCACGTCTGGTTCATTATAAGTGGACAAACCATCATCCAGAAGTGTTTTTGTCTATGTGATACACTGATTGGTAGACGAGATGGTTTTTGTAAAGATTTTTGTGGGCGTAGACATAGACTTCCATCTACCCTTATAGATCAACTCTACCCCAGGAAGGAAGATGTGAAAAAATGCCCAGAAATTAAGAAGAGAATTGAAAAGCCACAATTTAAACATGAAGATGTTAAGGTACCCCTCGAAAGTTTCATAAAAAAGAACATGCGAGGACCCGATGATTTACAGGTGTTAACTATTAAAAGAGATAAAAGTAATTTCATTGTATTCACGAATTCTAGTTATTGTGAGACGATCAAGGGGACTCATGAGAATGTTACAATGTCGTATAATGTCAAGGGGAAAGAGATTAAACAAGTCTGTCCTCATTGTAAAAAGAATTCCGCCAGAACACATTGTTTGACTCAACATATCATAAAGATACTTAAACAGAAGTAACATAAAGAACCTAAATGTACAAAACACGTTCTGGGCGTAAGGTAAAAAAACCTCTGCAATTTACACCGACGGAAACTGACCTCTCAGATGATTTCACTCCAGAAGAGCATGACACAGATTTTGATTCCGATCTGGATACAGCTGATGAGCGTTATTCAGATGAAAGTGAAGATGAAAGTGAAAGTGATGCCGATGAAGATGGTAATCTTGCGGGATTTGTTGTAGATGATGAGAGTGAAAGTGAAAGTGAGTTAGAAGGCGCTTAAAAAAAACGGAGTTATTATTAGAAAATGGAAACAGATATTGGAAATCCCATTGAGTATAACCCAAATCTTGAAAAGGTTGAAGAACAGCCTATTCAGGAAGAGGAAGAGCCTTATTATCAAGATTACAGCATGCAACCCCCAATGCAGTTTCAACCACCTCCACCACAAAATGACAAATTTGATATGTTCGAAAAAATTGATAAATCCACATGGATTATCGCATTCGCCGTTTTTCTTTTAGGATTTTTTATGGGGAAAACCATGCAACCAGTTATTCTCCGGTACAACTGAAAAGGGTACGAATGTACCAATATCCCCATAAACTGGTATGACTTCACCCGTGATAGCATTACGATCCATTACTTGTGCAGGATACATCGGAATAATAAACGCATCCCGTGTATCTTCTATAAAACCCGCTGTCGTACTAGCTTCAGGTTCCGATTCCTTTTTGTTTTGTAATTCCAAAGTCGGATTAAAAAACAAAATAAAGAAGGCACTAACCAATATTATAGTGACTATAATCTTGATCATTCTGTTTTATTGTATGAATATATTTTATTACTGCTCACCCTCCTCCTCCTCCTCCTTTACTTCCGAAA